CAATTGCGGAGGCTGTTTCTGGTGTAGACAGTATTTCCTCTGTCCCAGTCTATTCGGGATCAATTACAGAAACGGCCTCTGGAGTTGATTCCGCATCTTCAGTTGCAGTATTTGGGTCAAGTATTTCTGAAACCGCATCTGGGGTAGACCAGACAAGTGCCAGTTTTACTGTCAACTCCAATACCTCAGAAACAGCGTCTGGAGTTGATTCCGCATCTTCAGTTGCAGTATTTACAACAAATATTACTGAAACAGCGTCTGGGGTAGATTCCGACTCCGTAGCGGCAAGCACTTTCAATGCATATGCAGTCGAAACAGCGTCTGGGGTGGATTCCGACTCCGTGGCGGCCAGCACCTTTAACGCCTATTCCGCTGAAGCAGCATCTGGGGTTGATGCCATAAATGCCAAACAAATATTTGGTAGCGCTATTACTGAAACAGCGTCTGGGGTTGATGCTGTAAGTACCCAACAAGTATTTGCCTCTGCTGTTACGGAAACGGGATCGGGGTCCGATCAAATAAACGCTGCCCAGACCTTTATTACTTCCATTTCTGAAACCGCATCTGGTGTGGATTCAATCTTCTCCAGCGCTTTTTTTGGCTCTACCGTAGCTGAGACCGCATCGGGCGTGGATTCAATCTCTGCTACCCAAAGATTTGCGGCTTTTATTGCCGAAACTGCCAGCGGGCTGGACTCCTTTACTGTAGCGGCCTCCATATTCAACGCCGCATTTACAGGCTCTGCGTCCGGCATAGACACCATACAGCCTAACTTTATATACAACATCACCGTCCCAGAAGGGGTGTCGGCATTTGATCAATTCATTGGCGGGTATCTTTGGAATCTGATAGATGACAGCCAGTCTGTTACATGGCAAAATGTAAACAGCAGTCCGGGCACCATTTGGTCGCCAATTGACACTGATCCAAACACGGGATGGACAGACATCCCCACAGTGAATTAAGGAAAACCAATGAGTACGTATTCATCAAATCTGCGGATTGAACTCATCACCAACGGTTCCCAAGCGGGTACGTGGGGGGATACAACCAACAACAACTTGGCCTATGTGCTGGACTCTTCGGTTGCCGGGTACCAGACGGTCAGCGTTACCGCCGCCAGTCAAGCTCTGACATACACCAACGGCCCAACGTCTACGGCAGCAAACAACCAAGCCGTGTACGCCATGTTGAGGTTTACTACCACGACTGGGGCAGCTTTTGCTGTCTACGCACCCCCTGCTTCCAAGATGTACATTGTTTGGAACAACAGCGGTTATGCAATGACCATTTACAACTCCACCGTGATTGGCAACACCACGGCAGCAGGAGCGGGCATTGCTGTTTCCAACGGCAACAAAGTCTTGGTCTGGTCGGATGCAACAAATTTTTACGAAGTGCAAGCGGCAAACTTGACAGGTACCCTGGCCATCGCCAACGGCGGCACGGGACAGACTACAGCCAACGCAGCCCTCAATGCGTTACTTCCCGCTCAAACAAGTAATGCCAACAAGTACCTTCAGACGGATGGCACAAACACAAGCTGGGATGCGATCAGTCTTAGTACTTCCGACATCACGGGAACACTGGCAGTTACCAACGGCGGCACAGGACAGGCAACTGCTTTGACCCAATACGGGCTTGTGTACGGCTCAACCACCACGGCGATGGCCACCACGTTGGCGGGTACTTCTTCTCAAGTGCTGCATGGCAATTCTTCTGGCGCTCCTACATGGGGGTCGGTGTCTTTGACGGCAGATGTGTCGGGCACTTTGGCAGTTGCCAATGGGGGCACAGGTGCCACTACTCAGCAAACCGCTTTAAACGCTCTGGCTGGCGCAACCACTTCTGCGTATTATTTGCGCGGCAACGGAACAAACGTAAGCATGTCTGCGCTTAGTGCATCGGACTTATCTGGAACCACGGCCGTTTCCAACGGCGGAACGGGCAACAACTCCCAAACCCAGTACGGTGTTTTGTATGCGGCGACTACATCTTCCCTGACGGGCAACCCAAGTCTTTTGTCTTTTGATGGCACAAATCTGGGGGTCGGTACAAATTCTCCGTCTACATACGGCAAATTGACAGTGCTTGGTACGGGGTCGTTCACCAACTCCTTGGTATCTACAAGTGCGACATTGACGGATAAGCCAACCCTCGAGTTCCGTAAAACCGCAAATATTGGCGCTACGGTAACCAACTCAATTGGTAGGCTTTCTTTCTATAGCCAACAAGGCACTGTTACCTCAGAATCTGCTTATATTAATGTTACGGACAATCGGGCAGCTTCATCTAGCAACCCTACTATGTCTTTAGTTACATATTACCAAGCATTTGGTATCCCCACGGCGTCTTTGACTTTGAGTACGAATACTGCTTTGTACGCTAACGGCAACATAACTTACGACGGCAGTCGCCACACATTTACCGGGCCAGTCATTTTCAATGATTCGGTGACTGGAACAATTTCAAACGCAACCGCTGCCACAACTGCCACAACTGCCACAGCCCTCAGTACAGCTTCTGGTTCTGCTCCCTCATACTCAGCCAGAGCGTGGGTATGTTTTGATGGCACAGGGACAGTTGGCACCAATCAAACAATTCTTGCGGGCGGAAATATTGCAACTGCCTATAAAAACGGTTCGGGGGACTACACACTGACTTTTACGACCGCAATGCAAGACGCAAACTACGCAATACAGATAACAAATTCTGCAACTGTTGGTGGCGCAATTAGTGGCTATGGGTCTCCGAGCACAAGCCCGACAACGACAGCTTTTAGAATCGTGATTGCCACTGTCGCAGGAGCACCAGCGGATTCTCCGGGAGTGTACGTTACTGTTTTCCGTTAAGGAGTAACAAATTGACCCAATCACGGCATTCGCACTTTGCAAGGGAGCCTATGAAGGCATAAAGGGGTGCGTTGCCGTTTATCAAGACTTGAAGAAGACAGGCAATGATCTGTCAAAGATCACCACTGAAGTTGGCGGCGCACTGTCAAGCTTTTTCAAAGGTCACGCAGAGTTGGAGGCCAGCCATGAGAAAGCAGAAGTACAACGGGAAGACAATCAGAAGAAGGGAATCAAAGACGACCTTGCCACACAAGCCATAGACAATGTGATGTATCTGCGGCAGACCAAGCAGTTCTACGCTGATCTTGAGAAAATGGTGCGCTGGGAGATGGGAATGCCTGATATGTGGCGTGACATCGTAGAAGAGTACCAGCGGCTCTTGGATCAGAAATCGGAACAAGCGGCTCGTGAACTGTACGAAAAGCGGGTGAAAGCATGGCGGCGACAAAGGTTAAAAAATCAGATACTGGACAGGGTGCTGGAAACGGGGGTGGTGGTTTTCGTAACCGGATACCTGATATGCCTAATGTGGATAATCAGTCTTCATCATCGGGGTCGTTTGGATACCTTCTTGTCCTGATCTTGTTTGCGCTGGTTTTTGTGTTGATGATTCCTCTGGTTGGGATGCTGTATGTGGACACCCTGGTGGTGAAGCGCGAAGCCAAAGCGCAAATGGAAAAAACCGAAAAACTGCGAAAGCAAATTGAAGACGAAAGGAAAAAAGATGCTAACCCTGTTCTCATCCCTCATCAGCTTCCTGATGGGCGGACTCCCAAAAATCCTTGAGTTCTTCCAAGACCGGGCCGACAAAAAGCATGAGCTTGCCCTTGCGGCCATGCAGACAGAGCGGGAACTTACACTCAAGAAAGCTGGCCTGGAGGCGCAGGAGCGCATTGAACACATCCAGACCGAACAGATTCAGATCAACGCAGAGGTCACCAATAACCAGACCCAAATGCAGGAGCGCCAAGCCCTCTACGCGCACGATGTGGCTTTGGGTCAAGGTGCATCCCAATGGGTCATCAATATGCGTGCGGCTACCCGTAGCGTCATTACCTATGGCATGTTTGCCATGTTTATGTTTGTAGAGGTCTTTGGCTTCATCTACGCATGGCATACAAATGTAGCGTTTGATGTGGCAATCAACCAGCTTTGGGATGATGAAACGCAGATTATCTGGAGTTGTATCGTGTCGTTCTGGTTCGGCGGTCAGGCGTTCAAAAAATGAATGTCAGCCCAGAGGCCATCAAGGTCATCTGTCACCATGAGGGTATTCGGTACAAACCGTATCGGTGCCCAGCACAGCTTTGGACAATAGGAGTTGGACATGTACTTTACCCAGACCAAGCTAAGATACCAATGGATCAAAGAGGCGCTTACCAGCTTCGGCCAGAAGATAGCCGCACGTTTTCAAAGGACGAAGTAGATGGGATTCTTAGAGCCGATCTGCAACGCTTCGAGCGCGGGGTGCTTCTTTTCTGTCCTGTCCCTCTTACACAAGGCATGTATGATAGCCTTGTTAGCTTTAGTTTTAACGTGGGCTTGGGGACCCTCCAGCGTTCAACGCTTCGTCAAAAGCTGCTTCGGGGCGATAAAGCGGGCGCTGCGGAAGAACTCTTGAAGTATTGCATGGCTGGTGGGAAAATA